GTTTTCTTTATTAATCTTAATTTGCATATCAGAATTAGTTTTCTTAGCTGAAATGATACCTTGAATTAGACTAATCTTAGATGATTTCAATGAGATAAGGTTAGCAGTTTGCTTTTCAACGAAATTCAATGTACTAGTACCACCTCTTTTTACTTTAGAGTAGTGGTCATATACTTCGCTGTATAAGTCATCTATATTACCTAATTCCTGTTTGAGCAGTGCCAATTCATCTTCAATATTTAAATTAATATCTTCCATGATTTAACCCCCTTATTGTGTTAGTGTATAAATAGCTTGTACTGCTTCGTTACCGATTTTACGAGAGTTTTTACCCATTTGGTCAAGAATGTTCTTCTTATCCATGATTAAGCGTTCAGCTTCAAGGTTTGCTTCCTTAGTAAATACTCCACGAATAGAAATAGTATCTCCATCATAGTCACCACCGAGTGCGGCTAAATAACCATTATAAGGAATAGCTGTATCAACAAACAACGCTTCATCTGCTGGATAGTCTGGATAAATGATTGGGTAATCTGGTAAGTATAAGTCATCTAACTTTACTTCAATAGTATCCTTAGTAGAGAATAATCTGATTTTACTAGGATAAATATTTTGATATTGCTCAATCGGATAACGTGTTGCATATACATGTTTATCAGAGCAGATATCGGAAGCCGCAATAAATAATAAGTCTGTAATAGTAAAATTACGTTTAAGTTCTTCCTTGTATGTAGGAATTGGATACTCTTTTCCATCATCTGCTTTTAAAGTAATTGAGTTAAAGCGAGACTCTGTAGACTTAATATACAAGGAAATCATTTTCTTAATAGAATCTTGTGTAATTTGTTCTTTAAGATTCTTTACAGTTACTATTTTACCTTTTTCAGTAGTGAAACGTGATAACTCATGTTCACGTTCTTCAAAGAAGTCCTGTATGTATTTAACAAAGAATGGATAGAACAATACTACTGCTTGTGAAAGAGGAATACCTGTATAACCAAAACGTACTGGATTGTCTTTCCAACTATTAGTTTTAAAACGTGGTGCAGAGATTACTGAACGAGTCGCATAGTCGATAGATTTACCAAGAATATCCCTATGGAAGATACCATTCTTACCAGCCATTGCCGCTGAGAAGTACTCATAAACGTCGTATATTAATCCTTGAATATTTGCTTCTGTGATAGCACCCATAAAGTCATATTCAGTACCACTTGAAATTGTTTGTGATAAACGAATAATCTTTGAATAAAGTTCGTTTACCTCGTCTACTGCTGAAATCTTTTCATTAGATGTCTTTGCTGGTTTGAAGTCACGGAAGAATGCTGGAATTACAGGATACTTGTCTAAGAAGATATCATCTTTGGATAATTTGCTTAGTAGTACCAAGTAGTTACTACGTCTTGCTGTACCAGTACTTTTGAACTTAAGTTCGTCATAGACAGTGTAGAAGAATGAAACACCAGTCTTACCATTATCATCCTCAACTAACTCTCCACCCTCTACTCGAAAGTATCGTTTAGCATTAATACAGTCCATGATTTTTTTTATCCATAGATGTAAATAGTTTATACATTACTGGGTGTAGGAATTTACGTCTTAGATTAATATATCCAAATAACTTTTTTCTATCCTTACTACCAGGATAACCAAAGATGAAATTTGAGAATAAGCCGTCATCAGTAGGGATATTACCCATATTAAAGTAAACAGGATTAGTAACTTCTTGAGCCTTTGTTAGTTTTATAAACTCATTCATGTCTAGTATATCTAGTTTCATGTTAATCCTCCTTTTAGAATATAATTATTTGTTCTACAAGGAAGAAATAAGAAACATATGCCAAAAAAAGAAAGATATAGAGACTATTTGTCTCTATACCATCCTTTATACTCTGACTTATTACGCATTAATTGTTTAATCTTTTTCGATTCAATATCAACATGAATATTCAGACGTGTATTAGGTATTTCTTTTTCTAAACGTCTCTGATGAGTTTCCTTTATTTCATTGAAAAAGTCATATCTATCAATCGAATCTTTCCAGATATTATTCTCTAATTTTTGTACAATTTCTTCTGCAAATAATTTTGAATGTTTATTTTCTGCATCTTCTTCATCCGAACGGAAAGAGCAAGGTCTTCTTCCATGTGTGATATCAATATGACCAGTTGTATGAACACCTAGAATATCATGTTTTCCTACAAATTTAATATGAGTAGCATAACTACCTACTTCTATCTCTTGAGCAACAATATCGTATAAATGTCCTTTAATTTTAATTTTCATCATTAGACCTCCTAATAGTTAAAAAAATAAGTCTAGGAGAATTAATCCCCTAGACTATCTTATATTAAAGTTTAATTGCTAAAAATACTGCCAAACCAATTATAACAATTGACATAATTACTATAATAATATAAAATACTGCATCAGAATCATCTTCAGTATTATCTGCTTGTAAATCAGATGGAACAGTCTCAGAACCTGATTGAATGTCCATATCATCTAAATCGTCATAATCAATCTCTTCACCTGTTTCAGCATTTACATAGATAGGTTCACCATTATCATCAAAAGCAGATAGTATGAAATAAGCACCAAGAGCACCTGTTAAGTAAGGCATGAAGCTACCAGATGAAGAATTATAATAATGTGATTGCGTGTTAGTTGGTCTAAAGTTAGTTGGTGATTTATATGTTGATGATGGTTTAGTAATTTTATATGATTTTGGTTTACTTGTTGTAGTTGTTTTATTAGTAGAAGTTGTTGTTTTAGATTTATCTGTTGTGGTAGTCTTGTTAGTAGTGTCTGTTGATTTATTTAGGTTTGTAGTTGTTGAAGGTTTTTCTTCTGTTTTTGTTGTTTTAGTGCTATCTGTCTTAGTAGTATCTGTATATGAGGACTTACCAGACTTGTAGCTTTTAGAACTAGAACTTGAAGAACTGCTAGAATTAGACTTACTAGATGTACTAGAGGATTTACTGGAACTAGATGGTTTACTTGTAGAAGTAGAACTTTTAGATGACGAGAATGACGAACCACTACTTCTAGAACCACTAGACGAGAATCCTTTCGCATCAGCTATAACACCACCAACTGACATAAATAATAATACAAATATCATAAACATAGATAAAACTTTTTTCACTTTCATTTCCCCATTTCTGTATTTTATGTATATATAAAACAAGGATAACATTTAAGTTATCCTTGTATAGTTATTTAATCATTAATTTCAATATCTTCTTCACAATTACATTTCTCTGGTGGACGACCACACTCAGCGCAATAATCACCAGCATCTTGCCATGCTTCTGGAATCATAATTATCTACCTCCTTGATGTACGATTTTATTAAATGTTTAGTTGGTAGCACCAAATTTATTCATTATGAAATCAGTTATCTTATTAACTTCATCGTTAGAGATATGAAGACGTTCATTTGAATTAAGAGCAAAGAAATTGATAGTATCAGTAACATATTCTTCAACACTTTCATGAACATACTCTCTTGATTCTTCACAGCAAACTTCCCAATCAGTCCAATTTACTAGCTTATCTAAAGAAATATCAAATTCTCTGAAATCACTAAGTTCTGCATTTTCATATGGTTTACCACAACAACCACAATATTCTTTCTTTGTTTGATATTTAACTGTAATAATTTGCTCTGACATTTAATTCACTCCTCAAATAATAAAGAACTATGGGCAGTTACACCCATAGTTCGTTTAATTTAGATTGCAATGTTCTCTGAACTTTTCAGAATCGGGAAGTACTTTAACTTATACTCCGATTTATCTGCTTTTTCAAATAACTCTGCAGTTGGATTGTTATAACCAGTGTGTGGTACATAGAAATCTACTTTACGGTGTTTATTACTGCAATTGTCAATGATATCTTCAATATTCTTGACTTCATCATCAGCAATCATGCTAACGTTATCAATCTTGTTGATATAGCCAGATTTATTTTCGCCCATTTTCACAAAGACAATTTCTAATTTGTCAGTTGGTAAGAAACTCTTAATGAAACGTTCTTTACCAGTATAAGTATTTTCAGAAGTACGTGTTACTACATAAATCTTCTTAACATAGGACTGTAAAGATAACTTATAAATACCTTCACAGAACTTTGTTGGAAGACATTCAGAGTAGAATGCATCATTGTCGTATAAATCATAGAACATTTTAAACAGATGCTTTTCTTCTTCCTCTGATAACACTAAGTCCTTCTTACGTAGCCAATCATTTATGTAAAATTTGTCACGACCAAGAACATACTCACGCCATGATTCAGAGAAAGGGTCAATACTAGAAGCATCGACATCATCCCTTAAGTCAAAGTATTTCTCAAACTTTTCTCGGTTTTCATAAATCTTCTTCACCCAAATAGGTGAGATATCTGTTAATACCTCGTCACAATCTACCACAATATTATAGCTTTCACTGTTTCTCATTAATCGTTGTTCCATTTTAATTGCCCCCTTAAAATTCTAAGATGTTCGTTGGGAATTGAGAATCTAAGATATCAAGAGTTTTAAAACCTAATGATTCTAGGATAATCATACCCGACTTCACGTTGTCTTTAACCATAGTTTCAATATCAATTAGGGGAATAATCCAGTCTGGAAGAACCTCTAAATCTTTTGGTACGGATATAATCTTAAAGCCATGTTTAGCCATTTCTGGATTACTGAAGATTACACGATGTAAAGTATCGTATACGTCTTTAGGTACATTAACCAAGTCGGCTAATGTTTCAGCTTTAAGCTTTATGTTATTAACCTTCGTTGGCATTACAATCTCATTATCTGGATATAATGCGTTCCAAATAATAGAACCACGAACACTTTGGATTGAGTATGGAGAAACGTATGATTCGATTTCGTTTACTTTTGCTGGAGTTGAATAAGTAAGTTCACCATTAACAAAAGACTTAACAATCATATCTTCCAAACGTTTATATTCACCAAATACCTCTTCGATATTGATTTCATCGCTATCCAATATCAAGCGTCCTAGCATCTCTGTAAAATATGTACGTACATTCTTGTTTACGTTTACTTTTCGTATAGCTAAACCCTTAATGTCGTGTTTAATTTTCTCTAGCATGTGACCCTCTTGCATGATTAACGAACCAGCATAGCTTTTCTTATTACGTGTATTCATTAAACGTTTATAGAAGAACTCATTCTTCATGTTAATGATTTTACGTTTATCTGCTGGAATATTCATAGATTTCGTTAGAGTCCAGTAATTCTTCTCAATTACTCGTGATAAGAATAGTGTTGCAATGTTAACTGTAGATACTTTATCTTTATCTACACGAGCAATGCGGTCTGGATAACGTTCTAAGAAGTACTCGAAGAATGGATTCAGGAATAAGAAGTTTGAGTCAGTATCTACAATGAGTACTGTTCTACGCTTTTCGTTCTCTGCACGTTGATAACGGTGGAATGATAAATAATCATAATATACCCATTCTTGCAGATAATCCCACAAACGATTTAGGTCTGGTAATAATTCTTCTGGTGGTTCATTAGGGTCTAAGAACTCTTTACCGATAACTAAGTCAAATACATCAGCAATCTTTTGGTTGCCCATGAATTCATAGATATTATTCTTGTAATAGATTCGGTTTAATTGTTCTTGTGTAAGACTAGAGAGAATCGACATTACAAATTGGTAATTAATAGAAGAATACATTCTATCAACACCTTCTTGCCCAATACGTTCCATTAAAGGGAAGTCTTTAGCATTATATGTAATTTCATTCTTAAACTTACTTGCCATAAACTCAGCAACTTTTTCAATCGGAATATCTTTTTCAACAATATCTGGATACTGATAGTGTTCACTTACAATATTCTTCACATAACGTAGGAAGTCTGTTTCTTTATAGAAGATAAAGTTAGCAGACATAAAGTTCTCGAACGCTACTACTGCAGTTGTAATAATCATAACACCAGTTGCAGTGATTGCAGAACCAAAGTTTTTGTTATAGAAGATGCTGTTATCCTCGACAGTTGCACCATAACCTGAGTTTGCTAGTAGTTTTAACGTCTTTTGCTTAAGGTCTAAGTTCTTGTATGTAGTCTTATCCTCATCATTAACGTGTTTAAACATCTCTTTCTTAGCAACCTTACGTTCCTTAAGTAAGAAGTCAAACATACTTGCAAGCAAGTTTTTCATACTTAAATGATTTCGATAGATAGTTCCGTGACCAGAGATAATAGGGTTTTCGGTTTCAAGGAATTCCGTGAGAGTTAGGAGACTTTCTTGTGTCTTATTTACTTCATCGTCAAACTGAACTATTCTATCAGACAGATTGACGTTCTCCCTTACATAAGCTTCTAACTCTTCCTTACTTGCGTTGGGGAAAACAAGTCTTAACTGCTCGACATAGCCCTCCACAACCTTAGAATACAAAATACTATCATTCATTTGAATCATCCTTTCACCTAGC